GGTTCGCGTCCACCTTCTCGCGGTCCAGGATCTGACCGCCCGCGCGCATGACCTTGAACAGGGCAGGGCCGTCGCCGTCGAGATCGGCGTGGACGTAGCATTCTTCCAGCCACACTTGACGAGCGTCAGGGTCTTGCGCTTCGCCTGGCGCGGTTGCCATCGCCTGCAGGCCATAGCGGTCACGCTCGGCCGATTCAGCGGTCTGCGCTGGCTCGTCGAAGCGGATGTCGTCGACGTCGTAGCCGCGCTCTTTCAGGTAGCCGACGGTGCGGCGCACGCGGTGACCCTTGAACGTGTTGTCGTCGATGTCCTTGCAGCTGCGCGACACCATCATCTCGTCGGGCGGGATGTTCTCGATGCACAGGCGGCCACCTTCGCGCGTGCGCTTGACGGTGATGTCGTAGAGCATCGGGGCCGGCTGAGCCTGCATGGCGGCGAACTGCTGCTGCGCCTGCGCGAACTGCTGCGGGTCACCGGCGGCCATTTGCTGCAGTTGCTGGGCGGCCTGTTCAAGCATCTGGGCGCGCTGCTTCGCGGCATCCTCATCCTCGTAGGCGCGCTGGCCGGTTACCTCGATCTCGTCGTCGTCCAGCAGGATCGCCAGCTGCACGTCGGTCTGCCCGCGGTATTCCTCGGTCGTCTCGACTGGCGCGTCGTCCCACCACACCTTGATGAAGCCGACTTTCGACTTGAGCGCGTCCATGATCCAGGTGTAGATGATCATGTAACCCGGGTTCTTCTTGCGCAGCAGGTAGTTCAGGTATTCCGTCGCCTGCTTGGCCTTCTGTTCGTCGTCCGGATGCGTCTCGGCGAACTCGACCACGTGATCGGTGCCGCAGAAGATCTTCATCAGCGGACCGTGCATGCCCAGGACCGTGTTCGCCACGGTCGTGTCGACGACCGATGAGCGGCCCTCGACTTCAGGCGGAGACAGGTCGCCTTTCGGCAGGCCCTGGAAGTAGTATTCAGCCTTGGCGCGCGCAGCGGCCAGCAGCCCGCCGTAGCCCGATTCCGCGCTGGCGTCCTGCATCTCCGCGTCGGTGAGCGCGCGCAGCTGGTCGTCTGTCATTTTTGCCATCAGGTGCTTCCGAGTGATCTGTAGTTGAGTGAGCCGCCCCAGTCGTCATTGCTCATCGACTCGGCATTGATCGCGATGTAGCGCAGGTTGTCAGCGCCGTGCGACCACTCGTCGTGCAACGGCGCGCCGGCTTCCTGCGTCTGCTTGTTGATCGAGCGGCGATACCGCTTCGCGCATTGGACGATGCGAGCGGCGTTGGTCTTGTCGAAGTACATGCGCGGGAAGGCCATGCGGGTCAGCCGGATACCATCCTCGATGCTCATGTTCGGCGTAATGGCCACGGTCCAGCCCAGGGCCTGCATGATCTCTTCGGCGCTCTTGCCGGTCTTGAAGTCCTTGTGGCGCCCGTCGTGGGGCAGGTACAGCGTGCCCCAGTTCAGGTTCTTGGCCTTCAGCAGCGCCGAGTAGTGGTCGAGCGTCTTGTGGCTGTCTTCGATGTTCTCGATGACGCGCAGCTCGGACGAGTGCTTCTGCACTAGGCTGATCGACATCGCGTCGTTCCAGCCCAGGTCGACCACCACGTGCACCTTCAGCAGCGGATCGTACGGCACGTTGCAGATGCGCTTCTGCTCGGTCGCCTTGGTCACCTCGTCGTAGTAGATCGCGCCGGTGACGGCCGGCTTGCACTTGCCTTCCCAGATGTTCAGGTACTCGGCCTCGGGCAACGTGGCCTTGGCGTGCAATCGTTCCTTCTCCAGCACGTCGGGGAACCACGGATTGTCCATGTAGTTCATGTCGACGATGATCGAGCCCTCGGGCTGGTTCGTGATGAACCGGTCGTAGGTCTCGTCGGTGTCCAGCTCGGGGTTGAACGTGATCCAGATCTCGGACCCGGGCTTGCGGATCGTCGGGATCAGCACCGCCCACGAGCGCTTGCTGACGCTCTGCGCTTCCTCGACCCACACGATGTCGCAGCCTTCGAACGACTTGATCGAGTCGACCGTCTGCTCGGACAGGCCGGAGAAACTGAACTCGGAACCGTTGGCGCCGCGAATCTCGGTCTCGAGCACCTGGTAGAAGCTCGTCAGGCCCAGCGCCTCGATCTGGTCTTTCAGCAGCTTGTGCACCGACTGCTTGATCGACTTTTGCACCTCTCGCGTGCACAAGATGCGCAGCTTGGTGGTCGAACCGAGGATCAGCAGCGCCTTCGCCGCGCTCCACGACTTGCCGCTGCCCCGGCCACCCTTGGCGCCCTTGTAGCGCGCCTTCTGCGTCAGCAGGAACTGTAGCTTGTCGGGGAATTCAACTTTCATCTTTCGGTTTCACAAAGTCGATGGTCCAGTTCATGCTGACCGGGTTGCCGCCCTGGCCGCCGTGGTTCACATCGACCTTGTCGCCGTAGCGCTTCGGGTCCCACTTCGCCAGCAGCTTCAGACGCGTCTCGACGCGGAGCTTGCTGCGGCTGATCCATTCGGTGTTGGCGCGGTCGCCGTTCTCGCCGATCACCGTATCGAATGCGGTCTCGTCGGCGATCTCCAGGCATTCCTCAGCGATCGCGTCGAAACCGGCCTCGCGTGCGTGCGCGATGCGTGCGGCAAAGTCTGCGTGCGCGGCTTTCCAGTCGTAGACAGTTCGCCAAGATGGCATCCTCTCATCACGGCAGATTTGGCGCAGCGGTTCACCTTGCGACAGGCGCTCGCAGATCTCGTCCGCCACTTCTTGGCTGAATTTGCTGGGGCGCCCTGGCTTCGCTGGCGGTGCTGGCGGCGACCCGGCCTCAGCCGACTCCGCCTTCTTGCGGGACTTGGCTGGCTTGGTGTCGCTCATGGCTGCGGTTCACTTCTATCTGGATGAGCACCATGACCCAACGGCGCTCCGCTTCAAGGGTCATTTCGATGGTCATGGGCTCGGGAATAAAAAAGCCCAGCGCTTGGCTGGGCGAAGCCTCCGAATGGGTAACGGAGGCAGGAGACAGGGAAGGGTGGACAGCCCCGCGATGTGCCGCACACGGCGGACGAAGGGGTGGGCGGGCGTCCACCACACGGAAGGCGACCGAGAACGGTGTCTGGATCGAATTGCGTGTGGTCACCCCTTACGAGGGTGAGGCGCGAAGCTCATTGAGGCAGAGGTGCCGAGGCGCGGCGCTTCCGGTGGTGCTCATGAACTGTGCTACTGTTAACTTTCCAATAACTAAATAAGGAACTGAAATGGACTATGCAAAACTGCTGTTCGCAAGTGAAGCTCGCACGCTGGCGATCAGCATCGCTCGCAACGCTGCACCAGCGCACTCCACCAATGAGGAGCAGGAGGAATACGTGCGCCAGAACTTCCGAAAGCACCTTGCGAAGGCTGTGAGCGAAATTGAGTTCGCTGCGAAGATGATCGACGAGATCAAGGCTGAGCAGGCGCAGTAACGCAAAAAGCCCGCTACCTCTCGGCGCGGGCTTTTCTCCAGACGTGCGAAAGCTCCCATGCGGGAACATACGCGTCGCTTGCTGGACGGAATTAAGTTGTAGCCTGGAATGTACTGCTGAGTTTGCCTGATGTCAATCTTTTTCGGGGCCTCGGCCAGAGAATCTCTCGCCATTTGCAACAGCGAAACCGCTGGGGTCGACATATACACGCCCGTGTTCGCAGAGCTCGCCGTTCACAGTCACGGTGCGCGGCCCATCAACGTGGACACCATGGGCAACGAGATAGGCGTCTATTGCGATGGCAACTTCATCGCCAGTGAGCTCGATGTTTACTCCAGGGCCGAACTCAGTCGAACCCTTGCCATACTCGATTCTCATCCCCGCACCTTCTCTTTCTTCCCGATCTCAGCAGCGGCGCGAGTAGCGGCGCGACGTGCGCGCTCCTTCGGCTCGCCGCCGCCTTCTGCGACGTTTAGCACCAATGCATCGCCGTTCATAAAGACGAGGTCGAGCTCCAATTGGACCAGCAGCTCGAACGCATCCCCGCTGAACGCCAGCGAATTCCATGCGTTGACCACGCGCCCATCTTCGAAGTGCAGGTTGCCGTACCCTTCGTGCTCAACTTCCTCGAACCGGGCGCCGAGTGCGC